CGAGTTCGACGTGCGGGAGCTGGCCTACGATTCGTGGAATGCGACCAGTCTGGCCACAGAGCTGCAGGCCGACGGCCTCACACCGGTCGAGGTGCGGCAGGGCTACCGGACTCTCAGCGAACCGACGAAGCAACTGGCCGAGTTCGTGGCGAAGGGGCAGCTGCAGCACGGCGGCCATCCGGTGCTGCGATGGATGGCCGACAATCTGATCGTCAGAACGGACCCTAACGGCAATGTGGCCCCCGATAAGGCGCGGGCGGCCGAGAAGATCGACGGCGTGGTCGCGCTGATCATGGCGCTGTCACGCCTGCCGCAGCTGACGCCGAAACCGAAAGGCCCGCGCGAGCGCGGCCTGATCATTCTGGGGGGGTAGCCGATGCAGTGGATCACGATGGACGAAGCCGCGAACCTCGCGCGGGTGACCAAGCGCACGATTCGGAACTGGATCGACAAGGGCGCGGTGCAAGCGACGAAGGCCTCGCCGGCCGCGCGCCGGGTATTCGTGCGACGTGACGACGTTGACCCGGGGAAGCGAGCAGAAACCAGCGGCAGCAACGGCGACGACCTGTAGCACATCACGCGCGCGCGTCGACATACTGACGCCGTGCCGAGCGGTGCGATTCGCATCGACGGCACGCGACGCGCGTGCCTACTATTTTTCAGCGCCTGATCGGCGCAGTACCAGCCCCCAGGCGGGCGAAGTCGACGGCCCTGCAGCAGCTGGTCGCAGACTTCCTGCGTACGGGCAAAGTCGGCGAGGACGACGCGCTGAAGGTGTCGACCGTGCTGGCCTGCGTGAATGTGATCGCGCAGACGATTGGCACGCTGCCGCTGCTGCTGTACAAGCGCACGGCGTCGGGCAAGCAGCGGCAGGATAACGATCCGCTGGCCGAGCTGCTGCGGTGGAAACCTAACCCCTTCCAGACCAGCGCCGAATGGCGGGAGCAGATGATGGCGCACGTGCTGCTACACGGCAACGCGTACGCCGAGATCGTTCGCGTCGACGGTTTCGTGCGCGAGCTGAACATCCTCGACCCGTCGCGCATGGACGTCCAGCGCGGGGCCTATGGGCCGGTGTATCGCTACACGCTGCCAGAGGGCGGGGTGCGCGAGTATCGGCAGGCGTTTGCTGGCGACTATCCGAAGGTGCTGCACCTGCGCGGCCTGTCGACGTCTGGCCTGATGGGGCGCTCACTGATTCAGGATGCGGCCGACATCATCGACACGGCACACAGCGCGCAGGTCTACGGGCGCACGCTGCTGGAGAATGACGCCACGCCGGGCCTCGTGCTGCGACATCCGCAGGTGCTGGACGAAGAGGCCGCGGCCCGGCTGAAGGAATCCTGGCAGGCGGCCTACGGCGGCGCGCGCAAGGCCGGCCGCGTGGCGGTCCTCGAGGAGGGCATGCAGGTCGACAAGATCAGCATGACCAACGAAGACTTGCAGCTGCTCGAAACCCGCAAGTTCACGCGCACCGAGATCGCGGCAGCGTTCCGTGTGCCCGCGCACATGATCGGCGATCTGGAGCGTTCGACATTCTCGAATATCGAACACCAGTCGATCGAGTTCGTGCAGCACTGCATCCGACCGTGGGCGGTGCTGTTCGAGCAGGTGCTGCATGCCAGCCTGCTGTCGGACACGGCGCAGCAGCGGCGTACGTATTTCTTTGAGTTCTCGCTGGACGGTCTGCTACGCGGCGACATTGCCAGCCGGTATCAGGCCTACATGGTCGGTCGACAGGCCGGTTTCTTGTCGATTAACGACATTCGTCGACTGGAGAATCTCGACGAGGTGCAGGGCGGGGACGACTACCTCGAGCCGCTGAACATGCAGCCAATCGGTCAGCCGCGCAGCGAGGGTGGCCAGTAGTGGCGACGTATCGCGGCGAGCCGATCGACCTGCGGCCGACTGATGGCATGCGCGAGGAAGCGCAGCGCGGGCTCGACTGGCGCGAGGAATACGGCCGTGGCGGCACGGCGGTCGGCGTGGCGAAGGCCCGCGCGATCCTGACAGAGGACGAGCTCTCGCCGGGCAAGGTCATCGACATGTATGCCTATTTCGCCAGGCACGAAGTCGACAAGGCCGGCGAGGGATTCGAGCCCGACGAGGAAGGCTACCCATCGGCTGGCCGTATAGCGTGGGCGCTGTGGGGCGGGGATCCGGGGCAGAGCTGGGCGACACGGAAACGCGAGGAGATGATGCGAATCGACGACGCACTCGACGGGGCGCGCAGCGCCACATCGGCCGGCCGCGAGATCAAGGCGGTGGCCTGCAGCTATAAGGCGCTCGAGGCTGATCGCACATTCGAGGGCTATGGCTCTGTGTTCGGCGTCGTCGACAGTTACGGCGACGTCGTGATGCCGGGCGCGTTCGCTGACACGATCCGCAAGGCCGAAGGATCGGGCCGTATGCCGGCCATGCTCTGGCAGCACGACCCGTCGCAGGTGATCGGCGTGTGGCGGTCGATGCGCGAGGATGCGCGCGGGCTGCACGTCGTCGGCGAGCTGGCTGACACGCAGCTGGGCCGCGAGGCCTATGCCCTGCTGAAGATGGGCGCGCTGTCTGGTCTGTCGATCGGCTATAGCGTGGTCGGTGAGCGGTACGACCGGGAGGCCGATCTGCGCCAGCTGACCGAGATCGAACTGTGGGAGACGTCACTCGTGACGTTCCCCGCGAATACGGACGCGCGTGTCGCGGCCGTGAAGGACGCCCGAAGCGGCAGCTACCGAGGACTGGAGCGCATCCTGCGTGAGGCAGGCTTCTCGCGGTCCGAGGCGAAGGCTGTGGCGACGGCGGGCATGCGGGCGCTGCGTGAGGCAAGCGCACCGGATCTGACAGCAGACGAGGCCGCGGCATTGTGCCGGCGGTTCATTCCGTAGGAGACGAGCATGGACAATGTGAAGCAGGTGCTCGACGCTCAGGCGGCCGCGTTCGAGGCACTCAAGACCGCGAACGATGCCCGCCTCAAGGCGATCGAGGAGAAGGCTGGCCAGGGCGATCACCTGGCCAAGATTGACAAGATCAACACCGATCTGGACGAGCTGGCCGAGCGCCTGAAGGCGACCGAGGCGGCGATCACGCGCGCGTCGGTGGCCCCGACCAGCGGTCAGCCCGACGAGCAGAGGGCAGCGTTCGGCGCGTGGCTGCGTCGCGGCGATGCGGCTCCGCAGGCGAAGGCCATGCGGATCTCGGACAACGAGAACGGCGGCTACCTGGTGCCCGAGTCGGTCGTCGGTCCGCTGGTGCAGCGGCTCTTCGACGGCTCGCCCATGCGGCAGGTTGCGCGCATTCAGACGATCAGCGGCAACGCTGTCGAAGGTGTGGTGTCGTATGGCCAGCTGTCGGTGTCGTGGCTGGACGAAGTGACGGCCAGCACCGACCCGGCCACGCCGACGCTGAAGAAGTACCGCATCGAGGTCAACAACCAGCGGTCGAGCCCGCGCATCGGGCCCAACATGTTGGAGGATGCAGCCGTCAACGTCGAGCAGTGGCTCTCGGACAGCATCGCCCGCGACTTCGCTCTGAGCGAGCAGACCGCATTCATCACCGGCAGCGGCGTCGGCCGCCCGCGCGGGATCACGACCTACACCACGGCCGCCACGGCTGACAGCTCCCGCGCGTGGGGACAGCTCGAGCACGTGGCGACCGGCACGTCGGGCGGCTTCGGCAGCAATGCCAACGGCGTCGACAAGCTGATCGACCTGACGGGCAAGCTGAAGTCGGGCTACCGACAGGGTGCCGTGTTCATGATGTCGAAGGCGACGCTTGCATCCGTGCGCGTGCTGAAGACCAGCGGCGGCGACTACATCTGGCAGCCCTCGACGCAGGCCGGCAATCCGTCGGTGCTGCTCGGCTACAACGTGGTCGAGGCCGAGGACATGCCGGCGGTCGCTGCTGATACGCTGTCGATTGCGTTCGGCAACTTCGGCAACGGGTACATGGTCGTCGACCGGCTCGGCCTGTCGGTGCTGCGTGACCCCTTCTCGAACAACCCCTACATCACCTTCCATGCGACCCGTCGCGTGGGCGGCGGCGTCGTCGACTTCGACGCGATCAAGTTCCTGAAGTTCTCGGCGTAAAGGAGACGACGACATCATGCGCGATTCACTGAACCAGACGAAGGTCACCTCGGCGTTCAACTACGCCTCGAACACGGCGACCGCCAACGGCACGAACATCATCGACATGCGGGGTTTCGACTCGTGCTTGTTCGTGGTGCAGCTCGCAACGGTCACGACGGCCGATGCGACCAATTTCTTCACCTTCACGCTGCAGCACGGAGACGCTTCCGATCTCAGCGACGGCACTACGGTCACGGCGGCGACGGGCCTGCTCGGCTCTAACCTGGTCGTGAACGATACCGGCCTTAGCAATAAGGTCGGGATGATGGGCTACAGCGGCGGCAAGCGGTACGTCCGCATGGTCGCGACGGAAACCCTGACGGCGAGCGCGGCCTGGTCGGCCGTCGCTGTGCAGGGGCTGCCGCACGTCGCTCCGGTCGGCGATCAGGCATTCGCCTAACACCCGCGCGCGGGGCCGCTGCCCGTTTGGTGGCGGCCTCGCGGCATCTTCAATCGGAGGCCTATGGTTCGACTGCTGCAGGACGTGAGACTCGCTGATCTGGGGCGCCTGGCTGCGGGTGAAGTCTGCGCGCTGCCGGCGGGCCTCGAGGCCGCGCTGATCGCGCAGGGCGCGGCCGAGCGCGTGCACGAGGCCCGACAGGCCCCGTATCAGCAGGCCATCGCAGCAGCCCCGCAGCGCAAGCGCCGAGTGACCGAGGTGGCGGCATGAGTTGGCGACGGCAGCCGCTGATCTCGCAGGTCACCGCGCCCGCGGTCGAGCCGCTGTCGCTGACGGAGTGCAAGCAGTTCCTGCGCGTCGATCACGCCAGCGATGACACGCTGATCTCGGCCATGCAGGTATCGGCGCGCGAGTGGGTGGAAACCTACACGCGGCGGGCCCTCTGCACGCAGACGCTCGACTTCCGGTATGCGGGCTGGCCAATCATCGGCGATCCGCTGGTCGTGCCGTATGCTCCGCTGCAGTCGATCACCTCGATCAGCTACATCGACGAAGACCAGGTGACGCAGACGCTGGCGGCCAGCCAGTATGTCGTGCGCGCGCAGGCTGGCCCGAGGGCCGGCCGCGGCACCATTGAAATTGCGGACGGCGTGACGCTGCCGACCCTGTCGACGCAGCCCGATCGCCCGGTGACGGTGCGCGCGGTCGTGGGCTACGGCTCGGCCCCGCAGGTGCCAGACGGCATCAAGTCGGCGATCTATCTGCTGCTGGGCGACCTGTACGAGCAGCGGCAGGAAACCATCACGGGGACGATCGTGCAGAGCACACGGTTCACGGCCGAGCGGCTGCTTGGGCCCTATCGACTGATCGAGGCGGCATGACGGCGATCGGCCAGATGCGACACCGTGTGGCGATTGCCAACCCGACGCGCACGGCAGACGGCGACGGCGGCTACACCGACGCCTGGGTGGCGGCGAGCCCGTCGCCCGTGTGGGCGCGGATCGAAGTCGCCACGGCCAGCAACATCGAGCGGCTGGTGGGCAATACCATCGAGGCCCCGATCTCGCACATTGTGACCATGCGCTGGCACGCCGGCGTCAGCACGCGCAGCCGCCTGACGTATGACGGGCGCACCTTCAACGTGCGCGGGTTGCAGAACATCCAAGAGCGCGACAAGTGGCTGGTGCTGGCCTGCGAGGAGCAGCTCTGATGGCGGCCACGCTGGAAATGCAGGGCCTCGACGAGCTGAAGAAGCTGGTGGCTGGCTTCGCGGATGCCTGCACGGACGACGGACAGCGGCTCGCCGACGAGGCCGCGACACGCGCGGTCGAGGAGGTCAAGGCGGCCTACCCACAGGGGCCGACTGGCAACCTACGAAAGGGCGTGCGCATCGTGCGCGTGAAGGGCGACGGGCATCGCGTCCTGTCGATCGTCAAGAGCACGGCCCCGCATGCGCACCTTTACGAGTACGGCACACGCCGACAGCCAGCTCGGCCGGTCATGGGCGAAGTCGCGGCCCGTGTGCGGCGTGACTTCTACGCCGACCTGCTGCG